AATAAGGAATGGACGCCAGAGCATATAAATAAGTTAGTGATTAAAGTTAAATATAAACAAAAATTTTTCAACCAATTTGTGGGGCTGTAAGTGCAACTTGTGTTGACTCAGCAGAAGCCAAGTCAAGTGGGAAGTTGTGAGCATTACGCTCATGCATAACTTCAAATCCGAGGTTAGCTCTATTTAATACATCAGCCCATGTTGGAATAATCTTTCCGTTTGCATCAACAACTGACTGGTTGAAGTTGAAACCGTTAAGGTTAAATGCCATTGTGCAGATACCCATTGAAGTTAACCATACACAAACAACTGGGAATACAGCTAGGAAGAAGTGAAGACTTCTGCTGTTGTTGAATGAAGCATATTGGAAGATCAAACGACCGAAGTAGCCATGAGCTGCAACGATGTTATATGTTTCTTCTTCTTGTCCGAACTTGTAACCATAGTTCTGAGACTCTGTCTCAGTTGTTTCTCTGATTAGAGAAGAAGTAACAAGTGAACCATGCATAGCTGAGAATAAAGATCCTCCGAACATACCAGCAACACCAGCCATATGGAATGGGTGCATAAGAATGTTGTGCTCTGCCTGGAAAACAAACATGAAGTTGAATGTTCCAGAGATACCTAGAGGCATTCCGTCAGAGAATGAACCTTGACCGAATGGGTATACAAGGAATACTGCGAAAGCTGCTGAAACTGGTGCAGAGTATGCAACGCAGATCCAAGGACGCATACCTAAACGGTATGAAAGTTCCCACTGTCTTCCCATGTATGCTGAGATACCAATAAGGAAGTGGAAGATTACTAACTGGTAAGGACCACCGTTGTATAACCACTCGTCTACAGTGGCAGCTTCCCATATAGGGTAGAAGTGTAGTCCAATTGCGTTAGAACTAGGTACAACAGCACCAGAGATGATGTTGTTACCAAATAAAAGAGATCCTGCAACAGGTTCTCTGATCCCGTCAATATCAACGGGAGGTGCAGCGATGAATGCTACGATAAAACAAGCAGCTGCAGTTAGAAGACATGGAATCATTAAGACACCAAACCAACCAACATATAAGCGATTGTTAGTGGAAGTAACCCACTCACAAAACTCGTCCCATCCAGATAGCAGACCACCACGCTTGCGTGAAATAGTTGTCATTTGAAATAAGTGCGGTATATGAAGGGTAAAAAAGAGACGTAATTTATCCTCCCATAGGTCTCGGTTAACGGGAGCATGATTGAGTGAGGAAATCCTCACTGTTATATTATATATGAAGAAATGTTACCTTGTCAAGGGGGTAAGTACATTACATTTCTTAATGATTGTTATAAGATATTCTTATTGAGTACTATTGCTCATCTGCCATGTACATCATGGTCAAAAATAATGCCATTGACACTACTGTGCCACTTAAACCCATGATTGTCCAGTCTACTACTGTCATTTTACATACCCTGCCAGAATGTATCACCTACAGGTTGTAGGTTTCTTGAGAGGAAATATAATCCTAAGTTACATACGAACCAGTTGATGTTGACAACCCATGTCTCTCTCCATAGGTACTTCCTGTTTGTCTGTACAATATACATGTTTCTCTCATTCATTGTTGAGTCAACAGAAAGTGGTCTGAACTTTAAGTATTGCTCTAGTCCTAGTGCGATTATGAATCCAATAGCATAGATGTAGAATACGAAGTTAAGTAATGCTGATGCTGATATTAATAGTGGAATCATTTTATCTCTTGTAATTTTTGTACTGCTGTTGATGCTTGTATTGCGGGTACATCATTTAGACCATTGACATCAAACCATGGTGCGTTCTCCCAATCAAATCCCTCGCCAAATGTATTGTCTGCCTGTTGTACATACCAATGACATTGTGCGTCAGGTATATCTACTGCACATACTGCCCAGTCATCTGTCCACTGTGGAACCTGTACATACAATACTGGTACATCGGCACGAGTAATTGTAGGAAATGCTAAAGACAATGATACCACAGATACTATTGCCCAGAAAAATGTGGGTATGTATCTGACGCTCATTGGTCTTCTGTATACTTCCATGACATCATGGTAAGATTGTGACATGTAATCGCTCATTAAATTAATCCTAGTGATCCTGCTGTGATCCCTACTGCTAAGAATAGAGAGAATTCCAGTAGGGCATGTGCACCCACTGGAATATCTAGCAACCTAGTTTGTAACTGTATCATTACGCTCCCTGATATACTGGGGTCATAACTCCACCTCCCTCATCATCATCGTCGTCATCATCGTCCCATGGAAGATCACCAAGCATGATGATACTTGCCACAAACACACAGATGACTGGCATGAATGGGAACAGAAGTGTATTAACCCATGTGTTATAGTCTGCCTCTAATGGCATTATCCTAAACCTACTGCGTAAACTGGTAATCCAACTGTTGCTGTAAAACCTGTAACACATAAGAAAGTAATGAATGGTGCTATTTTTTTCATTTTATACGAAACCTGGTATAAGTTGTCCTGTTGTTAGGTAAGCACCAATCCCTGCAATGATGCCAAGCATTGCTAATCTACCGTTAAGTTTCTCAGCAACTACCTTTTGTGCTTCTATTTCCTTATTGTTTGATGGGTACATTAGAAGATACCTGGTATGATATTTCCTGTAGTTGCGTATGCTCCTACTGCTGCAACGAATCCAATCATTGCTGCCCATCCATTAAATCTCTCTGCTTCTGGTGTCATGATAGTGTCCTCTTAAAAATAATAGTGCGTTAAATTTGTTAAATCGTAAGTCTTAAAATCCTGCTAGACCAAAGAAGAAAAAGTTCCCTGTGGTAGCGTAGGATATCACTCCTGCTACTAGTCCAAGCATTGCAAGTCTGCCATTAAGCTTTTCTGCATTAGGTCCATATCCCTCATAGTTTTCTACAAGTTGTGGTCGCACCTCTGTTGGAAATGCATTTTGGCGTCCGCCACTCTCAGTTGTAACAGTCATGTGAAGTTTTGTAAAGAATTACTACAATACTATATAGCAAATGTTAAGTTTTGTCAAGCGGAAATCTAAAATTGATTTAAAAAACAGTATTTTCTGATACTTTTCGTTCTTCCTAAATAAATACAGAACTTATACCCATAGGGTGATATGAAAAAATTAATTCCCCTTGTTATGGTAGCAGGATTTAGTTCTCCTGCTTTTGCGGACATCACTCATAAGATGACGTCCTCGTTTCAGTTGACCACAAATGCAGCTGCAACACAGGTTGAGCGAATTGGATCAACATACACGGTTTCTGGATCTGGTGTGACCATGGATGTTGGCGGTGGTAACTCTGCTGATAATGCAGTCGGTGGCATCGGTAGTCTCTCAGCAGGCGTTGGTCAAGGATCAATCGCTTCAGCGACACAGACAAGTGCAGGTGGGGCGTTCAGCTTTAGCCAATCATTCATTCAAGGTGACGTAATTGAAACTACAGCACCAGCAGTAGGTGCAGTTAGTGACTACTCTAGTCAGGTATCTACTGGTGTAGGTAGTGGAACTGGTACAGGTACTGTAACATCAGCACATGCTGTAACAGCAGTTGGTGGTGGAAGTGGTACATCAAGTATAGGTCAGTTCGTAACTGAATTAAATATCAACTGATGAGTAATGAAAAGGATACTTGTCATGGTTGTGGGTGCATATGTCCTTGCGAGTGCGAGGACTGCATCAGCTGTGCCTGTGGTCCCAAATTTCACTCAAGGCAGCATGACTTCGGTGACAACCCAGACTGTCACTACAAATGAGACCATAAATAGTATGGATTATGCTACAGGCTGGACGTATTCGGTCAGTGGCTCAGGAGTAGAACTTGAATCAGGTAGTACTAACGTAGCACCTGATGTGACAACAACACAAACTAATACCGTAGACGGTGTGACTTCAACATGGACTGGACTAAATTTATCAGAAGCAAACAAACCAAATTGGGTGCAATCAGAGGCAGGAGCAGCCTTCCAATTTACAGAGCATTACAGCGGACCAGGTCTTCAGACTCATACAATAATACAGAGAGAAACCACCGTCCAAAGCGTCACAGAATCAACCAGTATATTCTCAAACTGACTGCTATCACTGCACTTTCTACATGTGTACCTGTGTATGCTACAGATGTGGGAGGTGTTTCTGCTACAGCAAATCCAGTCGCTAATTCTAGTGGCTCAGTGACCAACCAGGCAATACAAGTTTTACAAGGACCGTATATTACTAATCAATATGGTGATGGTATATCATGTCAAACTGCTACCGCTAATTTTACACCATACATCACCAGAACAGGAACATGGCAAGATCCTTACGAAGAAATCTTTATGGATCCTGTATACAACAACGCTGACAATAATGATGACAACATACCTGACAATCCAGGTGAGATACTCTACTATATTCCCACACGTACAGGTCAGAAGTCCACACAGAATATTAACTTAGGTTTTAGTGCAACGATATCAATACCATTAGATAAAGAAGCAAGAGACAAATGTATGGAAGCAGTTGCTTTACATAATGAATATCGCACACAACTTACTGCCAATAAACGCCTTGACTTTGAGATAGCCAGGTTAAAAAATTGTGGAGAATTGAAAAAACAGGGTATAGTATTCCATCCTAAGTCACCATACCATGCAGTATGTGCTGATGTTATGTTAATCAATGCACCTAATGTAGTAGGTGAACACACACATAAAATTACACCTAACGGTAATGCTAGTGATCTAAAAGAAATTTCTATAGGAAATAATTCTAAGTTATGATTTCTTCTTTTTAATTTTTAAAGGAGGTAGTCCTTTCTTTTCACGATACTTATTTGCTATTATCTCACTCTTAGATAACCCACGGTGAGTACCTATTTTCTTTTGAATAGTAGAGATAGCTTTCTTTACAGCGGGTTTAATTAATCTCAATAGTAATGGTGTTGCAGCAGCTCCTGCTGTTGCAATTACTGCGATTGCTAATGTCGTAGATGCTTGATTTGTAGAAGGTAAAAATTTCTCTACTGGTGTGGTTGGTTCGTATAATGTTATACAGGTTTTACCATCAGCACTAAGTTCATGACCAGTTACTTTCTCATCACCAGACTGTGTAATGTCACCAACTCTTAAGTTACCAGGACCAGGACATTCAACATTACCTGTAGGTATGTCACCTGTATCAGGTAATGGTGGTGGTTCTACTTCTGGTGGTGGTTCTACAACAGGTGGTGGTGTATCTACTTGTATTAATAAATCTTCTGGTGTGTAATCCATCGCATCATACGTTGGATAGTCTGCATCACAAAGAACCCTAGTCCCATTGGAATCTTCTTCCTTTAGGTTAGGGGTTTCTCTATTGTCTGCTGCATCAGGGTGAAACTTTACACAACCTGGCATGTTCACAACAGGTGAACCTATGTTTAATATAAAAGGATATACCTTTGTATGTGGAACATAGTTGTATATGCCAGGTGCTTCTATGCTAGGTATGTTTATATTTTGTACCCCGATTTCGGGTATCTCACTCATTATAATGGAAGTCCAGTGCTTGGAGATGGTAATGCAGGACCTGTAGTTTTTGGTATAGCGTCAGTAATACCGCCACCTATACTAGGCATGACAGATTTCATTACTTTACTTTTAACATTCTCTATGATGGCATCCTTTTGAGTATAAAGATACACGCCACCGCCAACAGCGGAAAGACATATAACGAAAGACGAAATAGCAAGTACATTAATAATTTTTTGCATGATGTTTATTTGTCGTTTGGAACAATTTTTACAGGAGCTGATTCAATCCTGATAGTTTGTGCGGGTGCAGTCTCTGATGCCTTAGCAATAAGAAACTCCATATCCTTTTTAGATATGTTAGCACTGCCAGGATCACTATCACCTTTCTTCTTTTTACCTCCCGCTTGGACGCCAAAGGTAGCTAAAGTTCCTGTGAAGACCGAAGCTATAAAAGTTGGATCAATTCTCTCTCCTCTCTCGTAGCCTGGTATTTTAACGTAGTTCAAAGTTAAAATTCCTGCGGACCACACGAGGACTATCACTCTTATGAGTGTTGCTAGGTATTGCAGTTGCTCTTCTTTATCATCAACTGCTTCTTTAAGTTTACCTAGAGGACCTTTCGGTTTCTCTTTTACTTCTGCCATAACACAACGATATCTGCCTTATTTATACAACTGCAGGTGTCGTTTTCTTTTTGCCTATATTATATTTTGATTCTAATTCCCACTCACCCTTCTCTTTGTACGCCAGCACTTTGATTTGGTTCAATGGTGCAATGTCTGTAATTGTTTCATCGTTTACAATAGTTATAAGACCCCAATCAGATAACAACTGAGTAATACGATTACGACGTTGTACATCATTCTGAGTTAAGTTTGCTGTCTTACCATCTAAAGCAAATAATTCTTTAAAGTGTACGATATAGTATCTACCTTGCTTGTGTAGTATATGACAAGATTGATATAACTTCTTTTCTTTACGAGAAGCAACACCTATCCTAGATAATGTTTCTCTTACTTTTAGAAAGTCGTCTGGTTGAGAAAGTTTCACCTCTACCATACTATCACGAGTCCACTGAACTTCAGCTACTTGGGACATTTTTTCCTCCACGGTTTAATTTCGATTTCAAATGATCAAGTTGATCTTTATTTAGGATTTTAAGGATTGCTTGTGCCTTTTGGGTACTGTAGTTATAGTACGTTTTGACTGTCTCCAAGTCCTCTAACTTCACTTTCTTCTCCCAAGGAGAAAAACGCTTTCTTTTCCTAACCGTATTTATATAAAAATCGTACTGAAGCTTGTTTGGAAGGTCATAATATATGTTCATTTCATTAGCAAGTAACACAGTGTCATAATGAGATGCCATACACTTAGTTACTACCCATGCAGGATATTCCTTCTCCCAACTAGTATCTTCACTATCCAGTAAGTTCTGCTTTGTCTCGTTGATTGTCTTCAAATAGTCCGATAAGAGATGTTTGTTGTTCATAATTTAGTAGGAGAAGTTCTTTTCTTTTCTTTTGATCTTTGGTATATGTACCAGAGGATCTCATAGTATAGGTTAGATCCCAATCTTTTTGATACCAATCAGGAAATCTATCCTTAATAAACAATTCTGAATTATAAGTTATCATACATTTATTGTCTGAAGCACATGCTTGAGCAGCAAACCATTCATGATCAAATGATTTATGCATATCACCTTTATTACCATACAAGTTATCCTTAATAGCATATGGTGGATCTAGAAATACAAAAGCATTCCTACCATACAACAATTCTTCATAAGATTGATTAGTAATTCTCCATCCTTGAATCAATTCACTCAATGCAGGAAGTTTATCTATACCTCTGAAGGTAAAGTTTGCTCTAGATGCTTGCTTACTGAAAGAACTGTTAGCAGTTAGACCACTAAAAGAACATTTGTTTGCCACATAGAAATTAAATCCTGACTCATAGATATCATTGTTTAATTTATCCTTAGCATCATCAAATGCCATCTTGTGTGCATCGTAACTCTCACCGAGTTCTGTCTTCAATTCCCTTAGATCATCACACAACTGCTGTCCGTGGTCTCTGAGGGTCACCCAGAAGGCATACAGAGGGTAATAGAGGTCATTTACCCACACATCTGTATTAGGATAAGTTTGGGTAACGTACAGTGCCATAGAACCGCCCCCTAGGAAAGGTTCTCTATAACTTTCTATCTTAGGTAAATGTTGTGATAGAAATTTAATTGCTCTGGACTTTCCACCAGGATATCTTAAAGGTGTGGTGTACTTCATTTAGATAGGAATACAACTCCATTATCATAGTTACCAAAATCTCCTGATGGGGGAGGAATGATAGGTTGGTATATACCTCTAGGTTGGTAGTCCTCAATTAGTGCTTCTATTGCTGTATCAAACCATCTATTCATTGACTTTGCCATAGCACGATAAGATGTACCAACATAGATTTGACCTGCAACTACTGCTACAGTTGCTGCACCCCAGAATGAATAGTACCATCTGGATTTTACTTGTGCTCTCACACGATCTCGTTTGTTCATAATAATAATTTAGATTTAAATTTAGAGCTTGGTCTCATTGAATCAATAAGATCATCTAATTTATCTGATAACACATAAGAAAAACCAATAGAAGTTCTGAGGTTATCAGTAAGAGAATTAGGAGAAGATCCATAATGATCCCAATTAGATGGAACTAATACACCACGATTCGGTATGTATGGAACGTAGTTATATTTATTAGTGTTTGTATTATAGCATACAAACTCACCACCCCACTCTGTATTCCATTTTAGGTTAGTGAAAAGTACGAATGTCCATACCCAAGGTTGTAAGAAATCCTTATGAAAAGGTGCTACTTGATTTGTAGTTTGTCCATTAACATGGATCTTACAAAGTTGGATGGGGTTACGTATGTACTTTTGAATCTTTAACTTGATGTGAATTGCTGCATCATAGAAGGCAATTCTATCATGTTCATATTCAAAACCCCAAGATAATTTATTGGAATCTTGATTAACATATTTAGGATTATAGGAATAATTAATTAAAGACCATCCACTAAAAAGTTCATCACGCAATGCAAGGAAATTCTTTGCGGGTAATACTTCATCATCAAATGAAATACAATCCTTCATTAGTCCTCATGGTCATCCCATTGATCGGTAAGACCTTCATTGTTAAAGAATGCTCTGTATATACCAAACCCTGATAGTAATACTAAGATTACTAAGATTGATATACCAAAGGTGATGTTTGGATTTGCATTGTAATGTGGTATGATTGCATTACATTTAGTCCATGTACCTGGTAGTGTATACACAGGTGGACAAGAGAGTAATAGATCTCTTATAGCTAACATTTCAGTTCCCATTATTGTACCCAATTTGGTTTTCTGGATTCGTCACGAAGATAATTAGATGCAACCCAAGGTTTGCTGCTAATGTAATTCTTGTAAGCAGTAAAAGTGTCAATGCTTGTGTCATATTTAAACTCATCTGGCATAGCTCTTGTAAATGATGTGGGTGGTGGGCAAGATGGAAACATAATATCAGCACACTCAATAGTATGCTGACAACTATGGACTTTGTTATATCTATGAGTATACTCTGCACATAGTGCAAGACCATGTTCTATTAACCAATAGAAGTTAGTCTGTGCCCAGATAGTACAAGGATGATTACGAAATGCACCTTTGTCTGTTTTGTATGGTTCGCCATTAAGTTTAGGTAATGTGCCAAAACCATGACCCCACTTCTCTGATGCAACAATAGATAACATTTGACATGTCTCTAGTGGCATCTTGACAATATGCTTATCAGGTAGCACCTGTGCAGATTTATAGGGTGATGGGTCAGTTACAAAAATATTCATTCGGATGCTCGCCATTCTTTCCTCATTCTAACATAATCTGCACTTTTGGCAACTATGTCCCGAACCTTCTTAAACACTTTAGCTGATTGAGCATATTTACTCGTTGCATGATCTGGTTCTTGTGGTAGTATTTCTTTTGTACCTTGTTTGTACTTCCTACCTGTATTGTGATTAGCATAACGTCTTGCTCTAGTAAATCCCATTTCAAGGAACTTACGACACATATCCATACCAATAAAATCTCTCTGATCACGATAGTCTAAGTACATATCATAAATGTGATTAGATGATTTTACTGCAATCTCTGGTGTCTTAAATCTCCAATGATTACATATAGTGTTAGTATAAGGGCGAACCAGTAGAACTCCTTGCTCTCCCCTTCCAATACGATAAAGTTTGCGAGTTTCCTCGTCTGTAAAATCAAGTTCTTTATAGTTGAGGTCATAATCAAATTCTTTCATTCGCCTATAGTATGGATAACAGGGTTTTCATTCTTTAGTATATCATATAATTTTTTATCTTCTGCTGAAGACACAGGGATAAACTCTGTCTCAGCATTAAAACCTTCATATCTATGTGCCTGATTGATTACAATAGAACCATTCTCTCCTGATGTAGACCTGTGATATGTACCTCTTGGTAAAAATAATGCACCACTCTGTCTTCTTAAATGTATTATATGATAGGGACATTTAAAATCATAGTTCACTATCTCAAAAGTTCTCTCACCATTAATGACTCTGTTGTAATCATCTTGATAATGATGTATATAAAATTGCTTACCTCCTACACAATCAGGTGGAGGTGAGACAGCAGCACCTTCATGCACCACAAGATCTGTAGCATTACATTCTTCTACAGATATGTCATAGAAGGTAACATCATCTGTTTCTTTAAACACACGATGCTTTCTAAAAATTATACTACTCATTAAAATCCTTTAGGTTTTTTCTTTGGTTTATCCAATACATGTACAACTGCATCAAATTTTGGTAAATGATTATTATTCCACCACCACTCTTGAACCTCGTCATATGATTCTACCACAAAAGATTTGTTTTGACAAACAATTTTATAATGATGACGATCATAAGGTTCGTTACTTGTTTGTCTAAAAAATTTAGTCATGGTAGTTCTATTTGTCTACACACCAAATACTCTCTGGCAGTTTTACATGAGAACGCTTTGTCTCTGTTGAGTCTTGCCAATAAAAAAGTTATTGAAATAAGTTGGATTACTATGACAAGTGGTATTCCTACTTTTAATAATGTTTTTGCTTTGTTAGTCATATCCATTCTGGTTTGCGTGATGGGTCACGAAGATAGTTAGTAGCAACCCAAGGTTTAGATGCAATGTAGCGTTTGTATGCAGTGAAGATGTCAATACTTGTATCGTACTTGAACTCGTCAGGACCTGCAAATACAAACATGTCAGAATGCTCTCTGATATGTCTGATGTATTGAAATGGAAAAATCTTTTCTGCATGTAGAATAGTAGATTCACAACTATGAACCTTACCATACCTGTGTGTATACTCTTTACACAATGCTAGACCATGACGTATTAACCACGACCAATTCTGTTGTGCCCAGATAGTACAAGGATGATTGCGGAACGCACCCTTGTCTGTTTTGTATGGTGTACCATCTAACTTAGGTAACTCGCCAATACCATGACCCCACTTCTTAGATGCTACGATAGATAACATCTGACATGTCTCTAGTGGCATCTTGACAATATGTTTGTCAGGTAATACTTGTGCTGACTTGATAGGATCAGGGTCAGTAACAAAAATGTTCATAATATAATAGGTCTTGTCTTAATAAAATATGCTGCCCTAATACTAGGATAGCATTCTCTCATCTTTTTGACAACAGCTAATTGTATTTCAATCACAGAGTTCATCTTTATCGCTTGTATCATCATATGTAAGAGTGCTTCCTCCATATGTTTTATATGCTTCTAAATCTGAGTAGACCTCAGATTCCAACTCGGCGGTTATGTCTTTGAGTTGTGTTATAATTTCTTTTAATCTTTCTTTGTTCATCTTCCCTCTCTAGATCTATTTCTTATTGTAATATGATTTCCTTCAATTGCAAACTCTAGATAATCTATATGATCCCATCCAAGTTCATCATATAATTGATTTAGTTTATCCATATCGTTCCAAAGATCAGTGGGAGTAGGTTCACCCCAAAATGGATTCTCGTCAGGATTCATTAGCGATTCATCTTGATTTCTATGTTCTCTTTAATACTTCCCATATCAGATGAGGAAGCATTCATTCCTTGCATGTCACCAGTATATGAATCAGTATGCATTACCTCATCATAACCTGACTTCTCAAGAATCTTATTTTTAATTTCCATTTGCTTTTTCTCTTTCTGAATACGTCTGAGAAAAGCATAGTATATAATTTGCGTAAAGTAAGCAAATGGATTGGAGGATTTTTCTGGATTGAAATTATCTATGTATTGTAAACAATTCTCTATACCATCACATATCATATCTTCACGAAACATATAGTTTACAAAATTTGGTTTGTATGATAAGTGTGTAGCAATCTTCAAGAAACATTCTCCTATGTAATTAGGAACACGAGGTCTTGCTGCTCCATCGTCACGTGCCTTTAAGACAGAATTACGATAGACAGTAATTGCTGCTAGAAACTCTTTGTTATTGACATAATATTCTGTCTTCTTTCTCATTCTAGGCATTTCTGTTATCCTTATTGTAGGGGAAATGAACACAATTGTCAAGAGGGGGTTGACAAATGTTTAAAAAAGCAGTAGACTAACTCTGTCAAGGGTTAAAGGGGGTCTAGCTTCTTTTATATAATTTTTCTAGAGTCTCTTTAGTTTTATTCACGGAACCTAAACGACCCATATCTCGTGTAAACTGCTGAGGATTAGCAGCTTGTTTAAATTGATTTAATTCAATCTGTTGTCTCTGTACAGAAATGTTATAAAAATTTTTTATATTATTGTCTTCAACTTCAGTCATTGTAATAATATGTTTTTTAGGAAGAACAAATGTATGATCAAAAGTAGAAGTAATCCACTCAGTTAAAGAAAAACCTCCGATCTTAATATTTTTGTTAGAAACATCTATCTTATTAACTTCCATAGGACTATCAAGTACTAGACTATCATCGTCAGGCATGTAAGAAACTTTTGATATAAGTTCCTCTCCAGTAGTAAGTTTAATTGTAGCGATAAAATCTTCTTCCATTAACTTGCTTTTAAATTTATCTTAATGACTTCATATTTAAAATTCTCTTCGTTGTATATAGTTACCCTTTCGTTGAGATGTTTTATAGTATAATTTTGACCTCCGATGTCATCAGCAATATCATATAGTGTTGCTATACTCTTTCCTTCTCCCTTACGTAATACTCTGCCAATTGATTGTAGGTTTCGGATACGGGATTTGGAGGGCGACGCAAAGATGATGTTATGAAGACGCTTAATGTTAATTCCAGTTGAGAATGTGCCGTAACTGGCAACAATGACTGCATTGTCTTCCTCCTCTGTAATAAGACGAACTTCTTCACGGTCTACAACTTCAGTACCACCATGAACAAAGAAAACTTTTCTATCTTCTTTGACATTACTATTTATTAGATCGTATAAAGGTTCTCCATGCTTTTCAACGTAGTTAAATAGTACTAGGGTGTTACCTTCTAGGTCTTTAACCAAATTTTTAATAAGGTTATTACGACCACGATGCTCAACTAAGTAATCTATCTCATCATGATATGTTTCAAAATGTTGAGAAGAGTGTTTACACAGCAGTATTTTAATCCTAAATTTAGATAGGTAACCTGACTTGATAAGATCATCTGTCTTAGTTACTTGATCGCAAGATCCAAACAGACCTTCTAATACCCACTTATGAGTCTTAGATCCGTCTAGTGTACCAGTAAATCCAAATCTATACTTAGCATTATGCAACTTAGTCATGATGCCTGTGAGTGATTTACTCTTAAATAGATGTGCTTCATCACCAATTACACAATCTATGTCATCAAAATACCTTTTAGGAAACTTGTAAATAGATTGCCAAGTAGATATAATAATATCTTTATCCGTATTTTTATCCTTACCACCATAAATCTTATGAACAAAGTCGTCAGCATTCCACCCGTAAGAAATAAAATCATTGACCATCTGCTCAACGAGGGATGTAGTTGGGACGACTATAAGTATCTTCTTTGCGGTGGCAGCATAGTATCTGACTATGGAGTAGATCATAAGAGACTTCCCAGATCCCGTAGGAGAAAGTAACAACTTACGATTATTTTTTATAGCCTCGTAGACTGCCTTGTATTGGTAAGTACGAGGTTTTATATTACAAACCTTATCCATAAAGGTTTTAACACCTGCTGGTGATACAAACTTATTCTCTTCATTTATATCACCATACCATTCACTACTCTCATACTCTATCTGGTATTGTTTCTCATGTGCCCATGTATGAAGATGCTCTGTTAGACCATGATACAATGCACCAGTAGCGGGTGAATATAATTGTATAGTACCATCCCAATGTCTATACCTAGGATTCTTTTTTAAATATTTTGCTTCGGGAACTTCAAACGTAAAGTAATCTGCTAGTTCTCTATGAACATATTCTTCTGGAGAATGAACAGTAACGTATACTTCATTCTTCTTTTTGACTAGGAGGTGTGTCATTACTGTCCATTGATAAATTTCTCCCACTCAATAGCACTCTTGACTTGGAATCCTCTGTTTGATATTTGTTTCATTACCTGATCTAACCAGTAAAGCATTTGATCTAGGTATTTAATTTTCGCTTCTAGATTAATGATTTCATCATCAGACTCTAGATATACTTTCATCTTTTCAGATGTTTTAATACTATTGCCAAAAGGTTTTTCGGCATATACTCTTGCGTCAGCTTCTCCTCCATAGTACTCACGCTTTTCTTTTACAAGTTTGCGAACTTCAAATTCAAGTGAGGTTTTAATCTGAGATATATCGGTATAGTGGTTTAAGTATTTATTATGGCAGAAAGGAATGTCTAATGCGATCTGTCCTAGATCAGCACTATATTGTTTATTCTTAAATTGAAAATCTACGTGACTATCTTCTGTCCAATCTTCTCTCAGTTTTTCAAATTTATTACGAAGGGTTTCAAAATTCATGCAAATGGTCTCATTCTTTCATCAAGTATATCGTACCTTTCATACTTAAACGTAACGTCAGCAAGTAAGTAGTCTACATCTCCTACTGTAGCATCAAATGGTACTCCTGACAAGCTTATTGGAAATAAATTTACAAATTCTACTACGTGATTTACATTGGAATGAGAGGTAAGAATAAATAACCTACCATTAGAATATAAATCTGGAGTGCCTTCAGCAGTTCTGGAATCAGCAAGTCCATAAGTTCTGATCCAATTATGAATAGAGTAATAATTTTTTAACTCTTCGTCTATCATAAAACGAACAGATAGATCACCAAAAGATACTCCACCACTAGCAGCAATAGGCACACCTCTGAAAGGTGTTTGTACCTCAGCAAATGGCATGGATATATCTGGTATGGAAGCAGACTGACAAAAGAAATCTACACCATGAAATAACTGTAGATCTAATTTAAAACCTACAGGTATCAAAAAATTTCTATTTTTAGGTTGCTCGTTATACCATTCAGCAGCCATGATTACTTCCTAGTTACTATTATTTAGTGTACCACCAGTAAGGACCTTCGCCAGGACCTCCTGTATAATCATCGTCATCATCATCCCACGTAATATTAATGTTTGGTGGTCTTCTTTTCTTCCAAGTCTTTACTGTAATAATTGTAGCAACTGTTGCAGCAGATACTATGGGTGAAGCAAAGAGTAGTATCTTTTGTAACATCAGCTCCAATATTCGTCTAATATGTCCAGTACATTATTTAGTATCATCTGTGCAGCTGCCCTTTCGTTTTCATCCCAATGTGGATACCATTGATGTTTATGTAATCCGTCTTTCATACGCATTATCTTCGCAGTCATTTGCACTTTATCTAATCTACCATTCATACCATACTAGAGTTTGTATTATTATATCATACCCAATAAAAAAAGGGAACCCGTAGGTTCCCTTTTGATAACATATGTAGTCTGTATTACATAAGGTTCGCAACACGAACACGTCTGTAGTACTGGTTAAGACCTGCACCGAGTGCTTCAGCATCAGGTGTACCGTTCGCTTTAACAACGAATGGGTTAGCAACCATACCATAACGTGTCTTAAATCCAATTTTTGGCTGGAATGTGTCAGGACCAATTGATCTGACCATTTGTAGGGGAACGTAAGGACAATAGAAGAGTCCAGCGTCATAAGGTGATGTACCTTTGTATCCTACAACGTAGTAGTGAGTGTCACTTACGTTAGCAGAGAAAGGATCAACAAATACCTTAATACGTCCGTTGATTGTTCCAACAAGTAGATTACCTGTGTCATCAACTTCACCGATGGAAGGACCACCAGCACCAGTTAAACCAGAAGAGTAGTCTAGAGTACCAGACATAGCAAGAGCACTAGCAACATCAGCAGATGTGATGATGAAGTTACCCTTTCCTCTACGAGTTTGCTGTGCGATTGCGTTAGCATCTCTTTCGATTTGGAACATAAGTCCTTTGAATTTCTCAACTGACCATCTTCCATTACTGTCTACGTCAAGGTCAAACACACCAGCGTTAGCAACGTTGTTTTGTGCACCTGATTTTGCAATTGTGTAAACAGTTCTAACAACCTCACGGTTGATTTCTGCAAGGATCTCACTAGAAAGTAAGTTAGCAAGTTCCTGTTCTGCATCAAGACCGTGAATTGCTTTTAAGTCTTGTGCTAGTTCTAGAGTGTACTCTGCCTTTAGTGCTCTTGTCTTAGCAGTAACAGCAGTCTTCTCTATACTGAAACTCATCTCGTTAAAGAGAGTAGATCCAGAACCTAGAACTTCAGCATCTTCTCTAGCTATTTTAGCGGTACCTTTCTCGTAGTTACCACTTGTAGTACCACCACCAGATGTATCGTTAAGTAAACCTGGGTTAGCGTCTGTTGTACCACCGTCTCCAAGAGGATTTACGTCGTCACTTCCAAGAGGAGTGTTGTCGTATGCACCAGGACCTGCAGTAGAAGCAGAGAAGTTTACATCAGGTTCGTTGTAAAGTGCTTCCTTACCTGCACGAAGTGCTGAATCTTTATCTTGATATTGTGATTTCATCGCAAAGATTAGTCCTGTAGGACCGCTCATTGGTTGAACACCACAGATGTCGTATGCTACCAAGTTTGGCATAGCACGACGGATGAGGTTAATCATCACTGGATCGAAACCAGCTAGACCACCTGTTTTAGTTGTAAGTCCAGAACCTGAGAGACCGTCTGCACCAATGGCACCAACTGTGTTGGATGCTTCATTGATCATACCACGCTCTTCTCTAAGTTGAGACTCTGTATTTTCTAACAAAACAGCGGTAACTGCCTTTCTATAATTGTCTTTGATGGCACCTGCGCCTTCATGACTTAGAACAGGGTTCCACTTTTCTGTTAGAGCTTTTGAGTTAAACATTTGCTCTTATGAGAAAAATTAGGGGATATTTTATTATCAGGAATTCCAGCGATTTAGCGCATCAAGGTACTGTGCCATTGCTGGAGTTACCTCATCTGATGCTCCTTCTACTGGAGTTTCATCTGCAACCTCACTTTGAGGTGCGGCTGTTTCTTTGAAATATGCTTCCTTGATGGTAGTAACCTTCTTGGAGAATGATTCTTCAGAAACGAACTCTAGACCCTCAGCGAGTGCTGCGAGTTTTTCTTTTTGAGTATCTGCCAATCCTTCTGAAACATTGTTCAGAATATTTTTTCTTGCAGTCTCATTAAGATTATTTTGTAATTTCACATTTGCTTTGACCTGTTCGTCAAGGCGTGCTTCCATTTCACGAATAGATTCAGCCATACCTTCTACCACGTCAACTTTCTCGTCGGGGATAGAGATATAGTGCTCTTCAAAGAGACCTTTAAGACCTGCAATGAAGTCTTCAGTAATCTCATTTCTTATTCCACGGTCAATAGCAACTTGATTTTGCTCTACCCATTGACCAATGGCGTAGTTAACTGTACCATTAACTTCCTCGGATAGTTCTGCCTTAGCAGCTTCTACTTGCTTATCCAATTCGTTGGCAAAGTGTTCTACAAGCTTGTCATACTCTGAAGAAATTTTTGCTTTTACAGCAGATTCAAAAATGATCTTCGCTTTTTCAGCAAATTTCTCAGAGAGTTCTGTGCCCTCTACTAGGGCTTTGATGTCATCGGAAACGTCAAGATCTTCAAACGAAGGTTTGATAGGATATGTAACTGAACCACCTACCTTAGTTCCGTATGCCACTTCAGCACCGACTGTAGGTTGTTTACCCATATCACCAGCATCACTAATGCTAGATGTTTGAGCAGATCCATCGCTTTGTGCTGCTTTATCTCCTACAGGAGCAGCTGCCTTAGCGCCAGGATTTTCCTCTCCATCTTCGTCGTGCTCATGCGGAGCAGTGGATGTTCCACCAAGATCAGTTACTGACTGACCTGCTGGAGCAGCATTAGTACCTACTGTAGGCATAGGATCTTTGCCGCTACCAGATGATGTCTGGGCGTCAGAGACCTGAGTGGGTTCACTACCAGTGCCAGGTATAACGTTTGCAGATACAGTTGGCATTGGGTCGCCAGCTTCTACAATCACCTTTTGCTCGGTAACGAGTTCCTCAAACTTTTCGTTTAGCTTGTCTGACATCTGAGTTTTCCTCTTAATTTCCGTATAATTAATCTAAGTTTATTTATAAATCAAAGTTTTCCGAGGAAATCCTCAAACACTTTGAGGGTCTTCTCTTCCAATTCCTGACGCGCTGAGGCATCCATGATTCCTTTATATTTAGCAACTTCAGTTTCCTTTAGTATACCATTACACCAAACCCATTCTTTTCCTTCCATGATGCCATTGACGAATGCATCTGGTGCGGAAGGATCTGCTACTATATCAGCAGCAGTGGTGAGCATGAAGTCATCTGCAACAACGTTACAGTCTTCACTTTTTTGAATGCTTCCCATACCACGAGAGGAAACACCCAACTGAACACCTTCGCCTAGTAAGTTCTTTGCGATGTTACCCATTGGTGTATCTAAGATCTGTGCTTTGCCAATAAAGTTATTACCTTCAGCGCGGAGATCTGTAATTCTATGAGACACTCTATCAAGGTTGATAGTAGGACCATCTGGATGACCGAGTTCACCTAGAGCACGTTTTGATTTTACGTATTCTTCATTGTATCTCTTAACCTCACGGTCAAGAACACTAAAAGGATACATACGACCATTACGGTTCTTTAGTTCTGATTGTAAGAAAACACCTTCAATGTAGAGAAGTTTTTTTCCATTCTTCTCTTCAGTAATTAGTTTGACGTTTTCAATCGTTTCCGTTATCAGTTTCATCGGTTACTTCCGTTTCTGTTTCTGTGGGTTCATCAAAATATGTATTCGCAACAGACTTTTTATAATCTGCCATAGCATCAGATGCTTTAGCAAATAACATGTCATGAATCGCATTGATTGCATCAGAGCGTTTGTTATCGGCAATTTTATTGACGATATTTACTTCTCCTTGAAATGGATCAGCTTCAGTATGTTCTGCCATAATATGAGTTCAGTATATTCTATTTAGTATTTGTTGTTGGTTTAGGTGCGGACTTTGCTCTTTTAAGGTCTCTTGCGAGAGCGTCATCAGCAGCTGCAGTCTCTCTTTCTGCAGCATCATCTGCTTGCATTGCCTGTATTTCAGGAGCGAGTGCCTGATTTGCTTGAGCAAGTTGATCCAAAGTATTTGTTTCTGCTGGATCAAGTGCAAGACCAGAAGATATATCTCCTTTCATTTGCTTATCAATCTCACGCATATCTTTGTTAGTTTGTCCGAGAATTTCTTTACGAACATACTCCACAGAAAAATACTTTCCAACAAAAGGATCCATCTGTGTGACAGTCATCATTCTTTGGTTCATCATCTCAATATTTTTTAATTCATTGAAATGATTATCAAACAGAAAGTCATATTGCATATGCTCTTTCATGTCTTCCCAATCTTCAGGAGCAATTACTCCTTTCAGGATGAGTTGAGTCTTAAGCATATCTTGGAACATCTCACTAAATCTTTTGCGGAGACGACCAATGAACTTAGTAAACTTAAGTTCGTCACGGAGAACCTCTGTTGTCTTACCTAGATTAAATCCTTTGTTGTCATCTGTAAGACGAGATGGAGGTAAGTTTAAACTGTTGTATAATTTCTTTTTAAAATACTCAACATCCTTTAACTCACCTAGGTTCTGACCACCTGGCAATGTAGTAATTTCTGTTCCTCTACCACCTTCTCTACGTGGTAACCAGAAGTCTTCAAGCATACTCATATGCTTTTTGTCGTCTCTCATCTCTCCTGTATTAGCATCATATACTAACTTGTTTCTATAACGAGACATGACGTCACGGAGATATTGTTCTGCCTTTACCTTAGGTAGATTACCTACGTCAATGTAGAATATTCTACGCTCTGGTGCACGAGAAAGTCTGTATATAACTAGAGAGTCTTCAATCATTCTAAGTTGATTGAGTGACTTGATTGCCTTGTGTAGGAAACCAAGAGTCATTCTTTTGTTTAAATCTTGTAGTCCAGAAGGACAAAATGTGATAGAATCTACTGCCATCTTGACACCTTGTGACAATGACATGTCACCAATAGGTCCTAAAACACCACCTTTATAAAAACCTTTTACATTGTAAAGATAATAGTCAACAAATGTTCCGTACTCGTACTCTAATGCTGTGCCTTTCATTGCTTGTCTCTGCAATGAATCCATGTTCTTCTTATTATCAATCTTCTGACGAACTTTCTTGATCTTCATCGGATCAATATAACGAAGTTCTGTAATACCTTTTTTTGGATTTTCTAGGTCAATGACCTTATGATAAAACAATCTTCCATCAATATACCAAGATCTGACAATCTCATGTGCACGATTGTCAAAGTTTAAAAGACGTTTAATATATTCAAATTCATCTCTGATCTTTCTCTTAATACTCATGCCAGCATCTAGATTATCTAGATTAATTTCTACAGGAGTGTCGTGAGAATCACTTACAACAAATTCATTTACAACTTCGTCAACTGCACTGTCAACCTCAGGGTGTAGTGCCATGTCACGATAACGACGGATCATCTCAAACTCATTACGAGCTTGATTATCCGTGTCTACATATGTCCCATAATAACCACCAGCTGCTACGGCGATTGCCTCATCAGCATTAGGAGGGACAGGGGACTGACCCTTCTGACCCTCCTTGCGATTTATCTGGAAGCCAAATAATTGACTCATTTACCTAGTGATAATAGTTCTCTTACTTATATTTAGCAGAGTTAATTATACGACATCACGAGTGCTTGCGCCCTCACTGAGTTTAGTTCCAGTTGCTTTTGATGTTAATCCTACACCAGCGGTGAAGAATGAGTACTGCCATTCAACTGTAAACTCAGAGACCTGATCATTGCTGTCATAAGCAAGATCAATTGCGGAGACGTTAGTTGGGAAACAGTGATGTAACTGATAAGTTCTAATTACAGAACCTCCCACCTGATCATCTTTCTCTAATTGAGAAACAAAAAGATCTGCCATGTATCCAGTAGTACCTTGATTAGGTAGGAATCTTTCAGCAGTATTGCCCTCATGACTGTTGATACTATTTGCCCAATCTTCAAACAGACCACGGACTTCCATGTTACTGTCTGCAAAGAATGTTGCAGTCCAAGTATCAAAGGTGCGATCACCTGCGATCTTAACTGTTCTTCCTCTGAAAGGAACTTCAATCACACCCAAGTTAGAACCTGGTAGTGCAGCAGACTTACAAAGAATGTTTGTAAGACTTTTGTCTGTAGTTCCGAAGTCTCCTCCAGCTGGAAAACTGATATCAACCGCAAACATATTAGGCTTAATGCCTTGGTTGATAGTGGATAGAAACGTTGATACGTTATTTGTTGCCATTGTTTTTTACCTCGTTTTTTTAGCGACCTACAACTTCTTGGAATGAAACTCCAGTCTTAGTTGCTGTTACCGTAACTGTGACATAGTTGATAGAACGAGTTGGTTTTACAAAAATTTCAGCAACGAATTCATTTCTATCAATAACTTCACCTGTGTTATTTGAATCATCACAAACAACTAAGTAATCTGTGACTCCTCTACGTGCTTGTACTTCACTTAAGTATCCACTTAGTGCAGCGTTGAAACCAGAACGAGTTACAGCATCGTTCTGTTCAAATAGTACGCCTTCAGCAAGTCCTCTTGCTCTCTTCTCAATGTTGAGGAAGAGACGACGAACGTTGATTCTGTCAAATGCGGATGGAGATGCAAGAGCAGTCTTGTCACCGAATAGTACAGGACCTGAACCAGGAAATGCAACAACAGGATTTATTGCAGCAGTGTAGAGATCATCTCTAGCTGCTTTGTTAGGATTGAAAGCAAGTTTCACAACGTTCTGTAAACCACCTCTTGAAGTTCCTGCTGGAGAAATCCAGTCGTCACTAATAGCAGAAGTAGAAACACAGAGACCAGCGATATCACCATTACAACCGATGTAACGATACTTATCGTTAAAACGATCATAAACATATTTGATTCCGCTATCCTTAACAACGTAAGAACTAGAACCAATACTAGAGAAGAAGTCAACAGTATTTTCTAGTTGTTGTGCGGGAGTCAACGCAGAATTACCAGATGTAGCAATTTGGTTGCCATTGTAAGGAGAAACAAATGCGATGCAATCTTTTCTTCCGTTAGCAACACCAGCGACTACTCCTGCTTTAGAAAGAGTATCAGACTCATTTCCCATAGAACCACCCATAAGAACAAAGTCAATTTCGGTGTCCTCAGTATCTGAGAATAAGTTATATGCTGCTTGGATTTCACCAGCAGTATATGCATAGTCATCAACACCACCAGATAAAGTTCCACCAACAGTGGTTAGAATATATGCTAGTGTAAGAGGTGCAGCTGAAGTAGCACCATAAGATGCAGCAGTTCCGCCAGGTGCTTCACCAACTGGAGAATAATCACTAGCACCTAGAGCAGCTGCGTAGATATACTGAGAAAATTCATTTACATAACTTACCCAGTATGTGCTAGCTCCCTCAGGAGATTTTCCATCAGATAGTTTAGAAAGATATGTCATTCTTTCTACAACTGTATTTGTGCTCTCATCAATAACTGCAACATGAACTTCGTCACCAGATAGATAACGCTCAGATGCAAAAGCAGAAGTGCCAGGACGAGGAGCAATATTTTTATATGTTAATCCAGTAGATCCAATTGGAATAGCGTTCCAATCAGAGTTTGTAAATGAAGATTTTGTAAATCCGTTACCAGATATAGCACCAGCAGCACCATGTTTAATACCAACTGTGTTAGCATCAATAACAACTGTAACTTCATGATCTGTTGTTGCACCGTCACTAAGTGCAGAACCAACAGAAAGACCATGACCAGTTTTAGTCATTTTACTGTCAGCAACTATATCAGCAACTACTACACGAAGATTGTTACCAGCAGCACCAGCATCTCTTGCAACAAATGCTTCTGATGAACCAGCACCAGCTTCGTAATCTTCTTTTGATCCAATCAATACTGCTGAACCATCTTTAGTTGCGTTTAGTACACCAGTTGCTGCACGAACAACAGCGAGTTGACCACCGTAACGTAGAAACTCAGATGCTACTAACCAGTCCGATGCGTTTGCCTCAGCTGGTGCTCCGAAAGTGTCAATAAGTTCTTTTTCGGATCCAATATTTACAATTTTGCCTACAGGTCCCTTGGTGAACGTAGAAGCAATAGCACCTCTAAGTGCAGATACTCCCGTGATAACACCAGTGGACAAATCACGTTCTCTAATAACAACACCAGGCGAGACTTGACTTGCCATTTAATTTTACCTCTTAGATATCAATTTTATCTAAAAGTATTTAGAATTTCTAATGTCTCAAGAGGGGAAACAATGCATGAACTCTTTACCAGTCTGGATATTGCCAATCAGACATTGGTGCTCTTTTCTTTCTATTATTTAGAATTCTGTTGATCGTACAGTCCTTGCATTCGTATGAATATGCTGACGGTAATCCTCTCTTAGACTTCCTAGTCATATAGAAATCTTCAATTAAATTCTTACTTTTTCTACAAGATCTACATTTCCTTTCTTTGAAAAGAAGATGTTCCAGACTGAACTGATCCCCAATATCCATCATAAATCGGGCAACATGTATCCAACTTCTGTTTGTTTGTCTCCGTACCAGAATGATCCTTCTGCGTCCACGAAGGTATCATCACCCAAACCGTCATCAACAAAACCAAAGGGAGCCATATCTTGCTCAATTTGATTACGTTGTTCATCATAGATCCTCCTTCTAATATCTTGATCTGTCATTTCTTTGAAGTAGTCTTGCATAACTAACCATGCAAACAATACCATACACATAACAAGATCATCATGGTAACCTTCGTCTGCCTCCCATGCTTGTTTTCTTTGTATGAATGTAGTAAGTTCTTGAAGAATATCGAAATCGGTAAATGTTAATTTATCTTCTTCTATAATTGCTTTTAAATTGGCACACCCAATTTTCTTGACAGTGATACTCATCTTAACACCTAACTGTGTCTTTGTTCCTGAGAATCCTTGTCCGACTATCTGCCCTGCCCTACCTCTCATAGCACACATGAGTACGTTAGGATATTCTAGATCATAGTTAAGTGTTGCTGCTATCGAGTCTCCTATGTCATTTACCTCAACAAGTATATAAGGATTGTTATATTCCTTTGCTACTTGAAAGATGACCGAGGGAAACAGTACAGGTTTAATCTCATTATTTCTGTACTTCGCAACGATCTTGTACGGGAGAGTGGTGATATCAAACACGATGAAAGCACTATAGTCGCCACCAATTCCTCTGGCAACATCGACAGTAATAATATATTCGTGATCTTCTTCTGCTCTCGCAAAAACGTCAAGTCCTGCATTTGAATTAATTGGGTCATTGAACGGAATGCATTGTAATTTTGCTGGACTGATAAGTGTATCAGCAGACCCCAAGAAGTCGCATTCAAACTCTTGTGCAAATTGTCTCTTAGATGTATTCTTTATCGTCTCTTCTTTCCACTTCTTATCTCTGCCAGGTACTTGTGACCAATGAACTTCGTTTGTTATGTAACCGTTCTTATCGTTTCTAGCATCCTCCCACATCTTATAGAAGTGGTTCATGCCATTAGGAGTGGATATGATTATGACTTTAGTTGATTTACCAGAAGTAATAGTAGGATATACCGATGCAAAGAATTGTTCTGCGACGTGGTTAGGGACGAATGCAAACTCGTCAAGGAATAGAATGTTGAAGGACATACCTCTAACTGCACTAGCAGACGTAGAAGCAGCCAATATCTTTGATCCGTTTTCGAGTTCGACATTACCCTTGTTCCATACTAAAATACCGTGTTGCATCCACTTCGGTAGATTTTCGTATGCTAGTTGGAGTCTTCCGAGTAGTTCCCTTGCAGTTGAAGCTTTGTTAGCGAGTATACCAATATTAACACTGTCAAAGAAGATAGCGTAATATAAAAGGTAGGCCACAACAGTAGTACTTTTACCTGTTTGCCTAGGAAGTTTAGCAATGTTAAATCTATTTTCATGAAAGTCCTGTAGGATTCTTCTTTGAAAATCATACATGTCAAAAGGAACTAAACCTTCATCAAGTGAGATGATTTTTATATAATGGGTAGCAAAATATATTGGATCTTTTTTACATTTGACCCATTCTTGTATTTGCTTCTTTGTGAATTGTATAGGTGTACCCGCCTTCTTTAGGTTGGGGTTACCTAGATATACATCATTAGTTGCCATACTTTATTTATCGTCAGGGTCTTCTAACCCTTTAAAGACTAGCAATTCATCGCCATCTTGCACCTCTTTCATCTCAGGATGCATTGTTCTCCGTGGTTTCTTCACGTCTTCTAATACAGCACCTGTCATCTTCCACATGAATGCGAACGTTGCACCTGTTATTGATGCAAACATAATACCAAATATGAATATGGTTA